GAGAGGCAGGAAGAACTGAAATTGAGGGATACTCAACTGCCAGTCTAGAAACGATGTGTCGATAGATGTTAACTAAGAGGTTGACTGTATACTGTGCCTTATGTTGATCCATCCTGGCTGTAACATAAGACTTTAAATTCTTGTCATAGACAATGTGTTGTTTGCCTTGTAAATACATTAAAGCCAAGTCCCATAATCTAGTATAAGTTGACTTATCTGTTTTAGCTTTGGCTAAAGGAGTTTTTAGATTAGGATAGTCCATTATGATGATTTCCCTTTGGCATATCTTTCCTTAAACATCTTAAGGAAATCTTCGTCATATAAGTCCTCATCGAGTTTAAGTTCTGTATCTACCCCCAAGCTTGGAGATCCAGCAGGAGCGATGTCGACACCCTCGCCTCCTTTCATAGTATCACTTATGCCCGGGTATGCAGCAATACCAGAACTAACTGCCCCTTTAAGATGTTCTGAAGCTTCACCCGATCTACCTTGACCTGATGCTACAGCAGCTTTTCCTAGTCCACCTAGAGCTTCTCCGCCTTTCCAACCTGCGACTGCTCCTGCAGGACCGCCCATTATGCCTCCAGCAACTGCGCCTATAATACTTAAACCCAATCCAACACCCTCTGCGCCACCCATAGCACTTTCTTCTTCCCTCTTCCTTTGCATTTCTAAAGCAGCCATACGTCGTTCATGACCCGGGACTCCCTCACCTTTACCAAATTTAAAAGCCATTAGTCATCCTCCATTGCAAACACTGTGGCATAACCTGAAACTGGACTTCTATTCTCAACTGCCTTTTCTTCTTTAACTTTATGGTATAGCCTTTCAGTAAAAAGCCAAGTGATAATATTCACTTGGACTACAAAAACTATTCCTAAAAACATAAAAATTGGTAATATAAAGTCCATATCTTCCTTAATACAAAAAAGGGGCAAGACAGTTCGGTGTGAACCATCCTGCCCCTTAAAGCCTAATTTAGCCTAACCTAGGGCTCAACCACCATCGCCAGCACCAGGGAAGTCAAAACCTACCAAGATGCCATTAGCACCCGGTCGGAGACAAACCTGATTGTAATACCAGCGATAGAACCCTTCCCACTTATCTGCATTTGCAGTTCGGCTGAGAACAGCACCATCTAGGTCAGCGAAGCCGCCAGACTCCAACTCACAAAGCTTCCAAGAGGGCGTATGCAAAGCAACGACCATACCTTTAGGAGCGTGCCTAGAGGACCTGAATGGAATGTTGTTGAAAGAGAAGGCACTGAACCCAGCATCTCCCTTTCCAGCGGACGTAGTATCAACAACCAAGTTGTTGTTGTTATTACTAGTAGCAACCATTAACCCAGCATATGCCTGTCGGAAGACAGGATGCACCAAGAAAATGTCCGGAGCCTCACCCGACTCTACATCGATCTGATCAACCAGTCTCTGCAGTTCACCTAGGCTAAGAGCAGCACGATTGTCATCGCCGCCATCATCACCTGAATGCACATTACCGATTAGCTCACCAGAACCATCTCTTACCGTGTTAGCTGCAGCAAGAGCGCCGTCCGCACCATTACCAAAGATCACAGGATCTGAGAGGTTAGCAAAGATGCCTTGCGGCTCATTAGTACCTCCAGCACCTAGAAGACCAAATACACCAGCCAATGCTGTATTAACTGTTGCAAGTGCTAGTACTTCAGCATGCTGGTCATCCGTGCGAAGCAGGACTGGACAAGCAACACCATTAGGAACACCGGTAGTATCAAGCGTATTAAGATTGACAAGACCGGTAGTTGTATTAACAGACACAACTTCAGCAATTGAATCATCAGCATCCCCTGGATCACATGGTTGTAGATCTCGTCCATTAAGAACACAAACCTTTAGGTTGTTTGCTGGCTGTGCTTCATCAGACATCGCCTTAAGTTTAGCAATATCACCACTAAACTCCCACGCGACGTTGTTGCCCTCATCTTTCTTCTCATTTAGATAACCAATAACACGACCACCTGAGAAAGTGGTTTGGTTAGCCTCATTGCGGATATCCGAAACGAGCTTGGTCATCTCAGCATCAACATAGCTGATGAATGAGTTTTTGCCACCAGTCTTGGCAGCAGCGATGGCAGGTCCAGAAACTTCGAACCGACCATACATGAACTCGGCTTGTACCTGAAGTTGAGCAAAGCCCTGACTTCCAGCAGTAGGTAGCGTACCACCTTCTGCCCGGTAACCTACACCGGAGTTCCGAGAAGTATGAACAGGGATGATAACCCTCTTCCCACTCCAATCTACACTTGCCTTCTCCATGAGTTCAAGTGCGAGTACCTCGTTATTTAATTGATCCTGAATTGGTCCGAGATAAAATTCCTTTAGGACAGAATCAAGCGTATCTAAAGTAGCTGGCATTATAAAATCCTCCTTATGTTAGCTAGTTTTCCAAAATTCTAAAGCAGCAGCACGGGCTTCTGCCATAGTTCTTGGCTTACCTTTGGCAGCATTGCTGCCTGGGGTATGCCCAGAAGAAACACCATTTAATCTAGGAGCAGCCTTAGGCTTGTTCTCCTCTAGATGGCGAGCAATTGCTCTTTCCTCAATTGAGGCAACATAAGTATTATACTTTTCTGCAACATCCATTACATCCACAGTGGGATCCTGAATGACTGCATGAAGAAGAATGTCATCATTAACAGCAGGGTATTTAGCCTTTGCTGATTGCAGTTCAAGTTGAAGTTCACTCTGAGCTTCTCTAATCTCAAACTGTTGAATCCTAGAATCTAATTGCTGGTATTGAGTAGTCTCATCACGATAACCTTCGGGTACTCCAGATTGAACAGTATCTTTTGCAAGATAATCATCTAACCAATCTGTCTGTTCCGTAGGGGATGGTTCAACCGACCCAGCAACAGGAGTCTTAATATTCTTAAATCGACTCTCCATTTCTTGTAATTGAGCTTTGAGAGTATCGTTCTCACTCCGCAGTGTATTCCTAGTCTCAACTACACTCTTGAATCTGCCATATGGAATCGGATGTCCAGATTCATCTACTTCTGTTGACTCCTCCGAGGGAGCTTCTTCTGTTTGAGGCTCAGGTGTTACCTGTTCCTCTTGTTTCGATTCTAGCGAGGAATCATCAGCTTTGGGTTCGAAGTCTTGGTCTAGTACTTCTCCTAGGCTTTCTAACGCTGTATTGTCCAAAAGTGGCATTTGTTACCTCCAGTTTTACGTGCCTGTCACGACGGGTTATGCCCCACACTTTTCATAATAAATATACAAAATTTTCAAATATTACGATTAACCTTTCCATCCCTTTCCTTGGGCGGTTAATGTTTTATATCTTGAGACTAGTCCCTTAGGGCAGTTATACTCTTTAGCCAATCTAACTATACCACCAGGGACATCGTACTCTTCCCACCATACTTTCTCTTTAATTTCTTCAATCTCTCTAAAGGTAAGCTGAGAGGTACCCTTCCTTCTAGGTTTCATATTAGCAACCTTTTCATTGAGTGCTTTCCAGTCTACTTTTTCACTCATACAATTCCTAACTTCTTGTCTAACTGCTGTGCAGTCGACATTGGATTTTTAAACAAAGGTTCGTCATCAAAGAAACTCTGATTGTCTTTATAAAGCTTTCCTGTGTTGGCTTCCCATTCTAGAATTCCAGCCAATGTATGTGGCTTACTCTTCTGTTCAACTTCCATAGTATAAGAGTCTGCCTGATCGATACTCATCAAAGCCAAGGCAGTAGCAAACACAAGGTCATCATGTTGACCAGAGGCTGCTTCGGGTTTGCCATTCTGATTATATACAAAAGAATTAATTTCGTATTTGATTCTTTGACACACGGGGCTTAACCACTTCTTATTAATATGTTCTTGCAATCTAGCCAACATCATTGGTCTTGTCTGTGGTGATGTATTAAATCCTAACTTCTCCACCCACTGGTTACCAATCTTATCAAACTGTGTTCTCCTATAAAGGTGTACATAATTATCCATTTGGAATCTGTCTATGACGGACATACCAATACTATTAGACTCTATACAGGCTAGGGCATCATACCTCTTAGCTAACAATAGACAGGCTGAAGCGAACTCTGAGAGGGGTTCTCTCTTGTAATAGGTGGCAGCTACAAACATCTTTCGTCTATCAGTGATGTCAACAACAACTGCAGCAGAATAGTCACCAGTTGGTGAACCACTTGCAGAGTCGACTCCCATGGCGTATGAACGATACTGTACAGGAGGAGAGTACTCTATTAGACCCTCTTCTTCTAATTTAATAGCCTCAGGGAAAGAACAATTAAAGAACTTAGTACCAGTTGTAATAAAGGCTAGTGCAGCAGAAGCAGGATACTCTTGATGAAAGATATTGATATCAGAACCACACCTAATATCGATAGTCTTCCTAACCCATCCCATTTGTTTGTTGGTGAGGTTATACTTGGCTTTGTACTTACGTTCGAACTCATCTAACCCTTTGTTAGGTAAGGGAGCGGAGACATAGGTCTTATCTGTATACCATGGAATAAACAGTTTACCAAAACCATTATCTTCCATCCATAGCCTATAGCCTTCATTAAGTCCATTGGCTGTAGTTTCAATAATGATCTCTGAGTTATCAGCAACAGTCTGAAAGATTGATGCAATTGTTTCTTTTAAATTATTATAGAAGCAAAGCTCTGATGCATGGATTGCATTAAATGTTGAACCTCTAAAGTGAGAAGATGTAGCTGAAGATACTTTCAAGCCACCGCCATGAAAGAACTTTAACTCATTAACGTTAGAAGTATCACACTTAAACTTAAGAAACTTAGGTAGGTATTGATGAAATCTATGGTAGATCTCAAAGATGTTCTTTGATGCCTGTTGAGTATGTGCCAGAACAGCACACTTAAAGTTGGGCGTAAAAAGTACTTTCCAAAAGAGGTGAGCAGCAATTGCAGTTGTCATGCCCAACTGCCTTGCCTTCAAAGTATATATCCACGGATTTTTTTCTAAAGTTTGATAGAAATCTTTTTGTGCATAGTTTGGCTTGAAGGGAACAATGTTGCCACTCTTATCTAGAATCTTAAGATACTTGCAGAAGTAGGCAAAGTCTCCTTGACACTTCTTGACTTCTTCTAAAGCTTTCTTAGATTGCTTTGCCACACTAGATATTGTAACTCGTAATTATAATTCTATATTGACCTTTACTAAAATCCTGTTCACCGCCCGATGTCGGAGCGCATGTAAGATATAGATACTGCATCGATGGAAGACTAGCCATGGCAGGCGCAGGACCGCTAGCGGAAATTCCCTTAGCAATCGTTGGGTATGGAGTAGCATTAACTAAAGCCGCACCTCCAGAGATTACTGGATCATCCTGTTCAATTGAGTTAGATGGGTTGGCGGCAATAGTAATATTAACAAGCGGAGAATCGGGTGTTTCTGTACAAATCATTACAATATGTGACACACCGGCATTTCCAATGTGACCTGCGCCACCGCCGGCAGTATTCAGGAACCATGTAGGAAGTGTACCGTAGGACTCGTCTAGACCAATAGCATCTCCGGCGGTGGCGCCGCATCTAGCATTGTCTAGTACTAATTGCAGTTCGGTAGTCCACTCTTCAATACCGGCAATTTTTCGTTTGGTTACTTTGGCAGTCGTATTCACGATCGTATGCATCCCAGTACCAAAGTCCGTACCAGCAGCAATTGTTACTGAATCAGGATAAAGATCTATTAATCCACCGGGACGAAGTACAATATCAGTACCTGCCACAATTGAAAGATCAGTACCATCAGATGTGATGGACTCTTCATCATCAGCGAATTGTATGCTCTTGCCAGATGCCATTAGGAGTGAATCTTGCGAACCATCGATTCTGAAGATCTCAGTATCACCAGCATCTCTAAAGATTGCATCACCCGCAGTGGTTACCATATCGATCGACATGGCTTTTTGGGATCCATCTTTGAAAGTAACGCCGCCCGCATCGGAATTAAGTTCAAGTTGTCCTGCAGCATCTAGAATGATATTTCCAGATTCACCAGTTGCGATAGTTGTGTGTGAATCATCAGCAACAGTAATGGTTGCTAGACTATCAGCATCGTATGATGCCTTAAGTTGAGTAGTAGTACTTAGCACCTCAAGCTTAGCATCAGGGTCTGTAACACCAATGCCCACATCACCACCATGCTCAAATGTGACCCTAGCGGCATCAGTATCGTGGAAGGTGAGGTTGTCAGAATTGGATTGCTGAACGAGGTACCAGAACTTGCCGCCTGTGCCTCCATTCAGATTAATACCTACTTCGCCTGTGGCTTTGGTATCTCGCTCAAGCGTAACCGAGCAGTGCGAAGCAGCCGTTTGTACATGGAGCGCAGAATCTGGGCTCGTAGTGCCAATCCCGACATCCCCGCCTGACTTGTATGTTACCCTTGCAGCATCACCGTTCGAGTCCCAAAAGGTGAGGTTGTCAGAGCCGGCTTGCTGAACGACATACCAAATCTTACCGCCGGTACCACCGTCTAGGTTAATACCAACTTCACCTGTGGCTTGGGTATTTCGTGCAATCGTAATCGCAGCGTGTGAGGCGGCTGTCTCTACATGTAGTTTTGAATCTGGATTGGTTGTCCCGATACCAACTTTATCAGTACTAGTCTCTAGAACAACGTCAGTTGCGGCATCACCGTCTTGCCAACGACCTCCAGCAATTACACTAGGATCAGCATAATCAAATGTATCACCACTAGTGGGGTCAGAAGTTACGACAACAATTTTGCTAGCATCAGCAGCATCAACACCAGCAAATTTCTGTGTTGGTACGTCAGATGTAGATGTTGCAGATGTTGTAATCTGCGGCATAATTTTAGCCATTAATCTTCCTCCTCTTCTTCTTCAACCTCAACCTTTTCTTTCTTCTTAAGCCATGGGGGTCTATCGTCTACATCATCACCTTTCTTTTCCTTAGGTGACTTTTCTGAAGAAGTTTCCTCAACTTCCTCTTCCTCTTCGACCTCAACCTTCTCTTTAGCCTTCTTCTTAGGTTTAAGTTCATCAGGTAAGTCTTTTAGGATAGTAATGGTGATCATCTCAGCATCTTTAAGTAAGCTACCGGGATCTTTACCCATTGTTTCTAAAATGGCTTGTGCAGCCTTACGTGTTAATTCTTCTTGTTTCTTGTCTGGTTCTTCTTCTTTCATTTGTATATACCCCTAGGTGAGTTCTATTTAAATATCAGTTTTTGGTAGAAGTTCGATTAGAGCGAAGCTCTGTCAGCCTTTCTATTATGGAGGTGGAAATAGCCAGAGAAATAATTCGTAGCCCATAATCCTATTTCCCCCCTTTGTAAATACCTTTTTTATATATATATGCCTTTTTTTTGGGGGTCATATATATGTTATTTTACGTTGCCATACATATAGCGTAGCGTAGTGTATATGGTATACGAGAAAAGGCGCCAAGCATTTAAGCCTAGCGCCTTCTATTTCTTTTCCAATGGTCTACTATGGGGATAGGGGGTAGGGTGTCTTACAGAGCCACTGAGCCCCCTCTATGTCTATTCTTTATCTCCCTCTTCCCCTGTACCCAATACACCCAACAACTCCTCCTCATAACTACCCATGTCTTCATTGCGGATTATATCGGATAGTAGTTTCAGTGCTGAGAGTTTACATTGCGACTTGGCAGCGAACTTGCTATTGGGATCATCGTGGGGAACTTCAACAATAAACTGCAACACTAATTCTTTTAAGTCGTTGTTGTTTATGTCCGCCGTTGGTAGATGCTTGATTAACTCAAACAGGTTCTTCTTATCTTTATTATTCATCTATTGTCCCTCAACCAATATTACGCAGTAAGCATTGTTGCCGTCCTACAAAGGGTAGGGCGATGTTGTCTACGATGTGTAGAAACAATGATTTACTATCAACTTATATATCACTCTCCCATTCAAGTTCAATTGTCTTTCACTGGTCTAACCCTAATCTCTTTACCATTGGGTAGTTATGACTAGTCATCATACCACCTTTATATTCTTTCCATATTCCTAATACTTCTTCATCACAATCAATACACACCATTTCACCATCTTCCATTTCACCAACATTGATTGAATCACAATCTATGCACTTCCACATCTTTTTCTTTTCTGTATAACTAACATCACTAATATCTAATTCTGTATTAGGATTGTAGTATCCTCCTTCACATACATATCCTTCATCACAATCTCTGCATATCTTCATTGGTCTGCTGCTGAACTAATGACTTCTAGATCTAGTCCTTCAATGAAGCCGAATGTTCCGATGTTGTCGGTGCCTAGGTTAGGATGACCGGGCACGGCGTTGGGTAGTGGGACGATCTTATCGCCGTCCCCATATGGATTATAAGTAATCATACAAACTTCCGTTGCTGTTTCTCCGTGCCCCTCGTGCATCTTTGTTATGATTGCTAACTTGCCTTTCATATTCGCTGGGAAGGGCTTGCGTAAACAATCCCTATCACCATCTACATCGTCGTTGATTAGGGCAGTCCGTGTGTAGGTTGGCGCGCCCGTCGCCGCATTGACATATTGCGCCAAATAACTATAACGCATTCGTTCGTAGTATGACCGGTCGTTCTTAAATCTTACTAGATCTCCTACATTCATTAGATTAGACATTTTGTTTCTCCTTTTATCTCTAACTTCTTATACTAGTATAACCTAAACCGTTGTGGTTGTCAAGTATTATTTTATCTTTTTCCTGAACTAATAACTTCTAAATCGTCTCCTTCAATGAAGCCGTATGTTCCGCCGATATCGGCGCCGACTCGGGCGTGGGGTAGTGGGATGATCTTATCACCGTTCCCATACGGGTCGTGAGTAATCATACAAACTTCTATTGCACCGTCGGGAGCCTCATTATACCCTTCGTTCGTGGAGGACGAGTGCATCTTTGTTATGATTGCTAACTTACCTCTCATATTCGTTGGGAAGGGTTTATCTACATAGCCACTCTTCCTATCAGCATCTGCGTCGTCGCCCAGCGGGATGTGGATGGTTCGGAAGTGGTCGGGGTAGGGGTATCCCCTATGTGCGACATACCCATAACCACGCCGTTCGTAGTATGACCTACCTCTCTTGAACTTTACTATGTCTCCTACTTTCATTATTCATTGTCTCCTTATTGACATTCTTTATTCTTATTACCCTCAATCATAATCTGTTCTATGTTCTATGGGTTTCTCTTTCCTTTT